AAATTGACTTTGTCTCTGTCCTTCTGCGTTCTGATATTGGTATGCTCCTTTTAGATACTGCATTACCTGTTCGTCATTCGTTCCGGACTTGCTCATGCTTTGGCTTTGTCCACCGCCTTGCTGTGTACTTCCGCCTTGACTTTGGCTCTGTCCTACTTGACCCCATGCACCAAAAGCGTTTCCCATTGCGCCTACTGCATTTGCGACCGTTCCAACCGTTCCGGCTATGTTTCCGATTGTTGCTAATGTTCCTAATAGTGACATTTTAAAATAGCCGGGATTTCTCCCGGCTTCCTCCTTTCTTACAGCTTGTACAACCCGGGCACGCTGTAAAGCGGCATCCGTCGAGTTGTCTTGTTTGCTACGCGAATTGCTCCAAAGAACTGCGGTTCATTCTGTACAATCAGCGTTCTTGCAATTTCCGCTTTTCCTTCTGCCATCCACTCTTGCGACAGTGTGGGCACCGTCGAATAGTTGTCTGCATAGTGCCAGAAATCGAGTGTTCCCGTTGCGTTGCTCCGCATAAGGCCGCTTACACGGTTCGGCTTCATCCGGTAGTCTGCCCACGCTTCCTGATAGCCAAATGTTTCTTCATCGGTTGTATCGCCGGTGAGCATGATTTCTTTCTTTTTTACTGGCTGTTCGCCCAGATTTGCGAACTGCGGCACGTAGTAGTCTAACCTGTCCTTTCGGCTCCAAAAACGCTCAAGGCCCTGTTGGTAGCTTCTGTTATGCCTTACGCAGCATACGCCAATTACAAAGCCATGCTCTTCAAAACTCTTTGTGAAGGAACTTTCATTGATAGGTGTTACAGACATTGCACCGGTTTCGCCAATAGGTGTGTCGTTGCTTGTCTGCTGGCCGCTTGTCTGCACAATCTGGTTAATGTTCACGTGATAGCGTCCACCACCCAGATATTCAGGCACCTGTACCGTTTTATCCGAAATGATGACATCCCAGATTGCTTGCACCTGTTCGCGGTATCTTGAGCCGCCCCGTGCCAGTGCTTCATAGTACTGCTGTACGCTGATGGCTTGTCTCAGCTGGTTGATAGTTGCGCCTGTTACTGTACTGAGATCTGCGCCGATATATGCAATCTGGTCTGTGTCTGTGTGTCCACTGTATACTCCGTTCCATGACAGATTGTTTTTGTTTTCCGGGTCTGTTGCTGGATCTGTTGCATAGATTTTTGCTCTTGCGTTGTTACCGCCTGTATAGCTTCTTTCGTCATACAACCAGTTTGGTTCACTTGTCAGTTTTTGATCTCCATAGATTTTTACTGGTGCATTGCCTATCATCGGGATTGTTACTTCCGGCCCGCGTTGCGGATATGGTAAGCACGATGTGAAATAGTCGTGGAATTTGTTCACCGGTAGCAAATTGCCGCCTGTTACTGCTTCCTGCAACTCTTTTTCCATGGTGTCCGCATCGCCTGTGCTCATGGTATAGGCTACGTCGGCGTCGTCTGTTTTAAGGACTGCTGCGTTGTCTACGTTTTCGTCTCTGAAAAACTCGTTCCAGATTTTGACGTATGCCCTGATAGGTAGTGCGTTGACGCTGAAAGGTTTTTTTACTTTTGTTGGCACTCCCATATAGTCCAGAACGCTTCTTTCGTCTGGCGCTGGCTTTGCGTTTGTGCCGTTGATTTTGATTTGCGGTACAGCATATGTTTTTGTAGGCATCCACGGAGTTTCCTCTACTTCGCCCATAAAGTGTTTAAAACTGTCCCATAAAATGCGGTTCGGACAGAAGAAATAGTAAAAGTCGATAAAACTATCGTCCATTACTGGATATTTTGGCGTTGTCATACGGATGATTGCCGCTGTATCTACACTGAATGTGTCGCCCGGTAGTACTTCGTCCACGTAAAACGGAATGAGTTTGCCCGCGTCGAACGTTGTCAAAATCGTCTGGTCTCGATTGAATCGCGTTCGACTTGCTTTCATCTGCGGAATCTGGTTGAAATGCCGCTCATTATTCCTGTTCATTCTTCATGTTTCCTTCCTTCGGTGTTTCCTTCGGTGTTTCCTTCGGTGTTTCCTTCGGTGTTTCCTTCTGGATTTCTTGCAGTGCCAGCGCGTTTGCCTGTGCTGTTGCGATCATGCGGTGGTATTCGTGGATGTTCTGCGGCCATTCCGTAACGTCTACCTCTGTGCCGTCCAACGCTCCCTGTGAAAGGCTCTGCATAAACTGCGGGTCAAACGACGCTTTGCGGACAATGTTTTTAATATCGCATTCATCCGCATAGCTTTCGATTTCGCCCTGGATGTCGATGCTTTCAGTTTCCTGCAGATACTCTTTGCCCTCTTTGTCCTTTGCCCAGATATATTGCTTGCGCTGTTTTTCGCCTGATTCAGAAAAGAAGGGCTTTCGCCCTTCTTCATACCTCTTATTCATGCGGCTGGCCCTCCCACGCCTTTTCCTTGTCGTTCTGGAACGCACCGGTTTCGTCCTCAAACTCTGCCAGCTTGTAGCCCACGTAATCGGCCGGGGACTGCCCGATGAACGTGTTTTTGTCCTTCTGCATTACGTTGCACATTCGTGCAAACGTGTCGTTGTTTTTGCTTTCACCTACCCATGAGTAGCATTTTGCTACGTTGTCGTAGATACCATAGTAGCTGTGAATCATTGTTCTTTCCTTTCTCTTAGAGCCGAATCCCGCCGCGCATTGGCTTCTGGCTCAGGTTGATACTTTTCGTTTTTCGCGCGGTCACGTTAAACATGCGCTTGTCTTTTGCGCCGCGCATGACTTTACGATGTCGTGCCATTGTAGAATCCTCTCCTTATCAGCTCCAACTCGATGGCGTTTGCAAAGCTTTTGCATTGCCAGATTTCATCAATCATCTTTTTTGCGGCTTCTATGTCGCTTATTTTTCGTAGCAGCTTGTAATCGCTCTCGATCTCTTTGTATTTTTTTTCAAGTAGTTCGGTTAGGTCTTTTTCGGTCTGGTCTCTGACGTTCCATGATTTTGCAATCATCTTTGTTTACTCCTTTTCGTTCGGCTGGTCGTGTAGGGCGTGATAGATCTCGTCCAACTTTTCCAAAATCTGCATCATAATTTTGATTGCCTGCTTCACGTCCTTAATAGAAATCAGTGCCATTTTTACACCCCCTTTCTGTACTTTCCGTCTCTTGTATCAAAGTGCACCCAGTTGTCGTATACGATGATGCCACAGCTGTTTGGTACGATACTGTTTAGCACTTTTGCGAGTTCTTTTGGCTTTACGCCGTCTGCTCTGATGTCTGCTGCCATGCCTCTTGTGTGATAACTGTATTTTGCTCCGCCTACTTTTTCATTGTGACTTATTGTGCGGTATCCGCTTGTAATCGTGATTGGCTTTTTGATTATGTTTCTTGCGATGTTTAGAGTGATTGCTAGATAATCGTCAACGAATACGATTGGCGTTCCGTCTTTACATGCAAATTCTTTTACTTTGAAGTGGCTTGTAATGTTTTCATTTCCTTGTGCTTCCATCACATATGCTTTGATTTCCATGTTTGCGGCTCCTTTCTTTGCTTTTATTTTATGCAAATATTTCTGTTTTGTCAATACGGTAAAGTTCAACAGAATCAATTCCACGTAGTTGTGCAAGTTTGCTTGCGTAACTTCTTGCCTCTTTTGTCGTCATGCTTTTCAACTCTTTTGTGCTGGTGCAGTCGTCGTGATTTACCACCATGAGAAACTTATAAATTTTCTGTTCAGCCATTTTTGTGGCCCCCTTTCTTTGATTATATTATAGCATTTTTTTGGGCAAAAGTCAATGTTTTTTAGCTTTTTTTAGTTTTTGGTCTGCGTCCGGTCGTGGCGACCGGCGAATAGAGCAGACGTAACTTTTCCGTTTGATTCCGGACGGCCTTTATTTTGCTTTTCAACATTTTCCACAGACTTTTCAACATTTTCACATTGTTAAACTTTAGCACAACAAATTGTTTTAACAATTCAACATTTTTTCAACAAGTCTTTCAACGGTTGTTTTTACTGTTTTCTAACGTTCTTATGTTCAAAATTATCTGTTTTCAACATTTCCACGTACTCTACTACTACGGCTACAACAAGTTAATATAATAATACGCGTGCGCGTGTGCGCGCGTCTACGCGTGCGCGTGTGCGCGCGAATAAGGCCAGTACCTTACTTGATAGGTACTGGCCTAGGTGACACTAATTATAGAATTCCGCGTTTTTTCGTTTGTTTTTTGGTAACACGCTCTTTTGTTTCTAACTGTGTTTTGTAGTCTTTGCCTTCCAACTGCAATCTTTTCTGCTCTATTGCCTTTCTTTGTCTGTTCTGCTTGATTCGCCAAAGCCTTTCAGGGTTTTCTTTTTCCATCATCTTTTCATAATATCGCGGTATTTGTGCCTTTTTGCCATTGGTGCATTGAATGTAGCCCTGTTTCCAGATCTCTTCTTTGTGCTCTTGATAGTACGCATCGCCTAGCCCCGGTTTAAGCGACATGCACGCGAATGGCTTTTGTTGTCCTAACTCATAATAGGCATTTGCTTTCTGGCCGTTAATTTCGTACATTTTTTTTGTAACATACCCTGCAACATATCTATATGTTTCAGGTACAGCTTGTGCTATTTGAATTTGTCCGTTTCCCCATAGCTTTTGCATCCATTCACTTGTATAGTATCCGTTGTGATGGATTTTGTACAGTTGTTTTAGGTCTGTTGGTTGCCATCCGTATAGAATCATGTGATAGTGTGGTCTTGCTGTTTGTTCTCCGTACTCTCCTGCACAGAAATAGCGCAATTTGCCGCCGTAAGCCTTTCTGAGACGTTTTAAAAATTTCTGAACGTCTGAATACATTAGTGTTTGTACGCTCTCTGGCGCTTTCTTTCCCGGCTTCCAGATGTATTGCACTTTTCTCATGATTTCGCCTGTACTTAGAATCATTCCCGGTACGTGGTCATCATCGTAAGTTAGTGTGATAAACCAGACTTGTTCTTTTGGCCACTGCCGCGCCTCTAGTTCAATTCTTGTTGTCCAATCTTCTCTTTGTTGAATTCTGCACCCAATGCATTGTCCGCATGGTATTAGCATAACTTTTGGTTCATACATCAAATCTTCATATTTTAATTTTTTGCCCACTCTTTCAGAAAAGCGGGCAAGTGAATACACCTGCCCGCTGATTTCTCTGTTTTCCGGGCTGTATATCCGAATTAACGGTTTATAACAGCTCATCTTAAATAATCACCCGGCTTTCTTTGTTGTCCGTAACTTCCTGTTTTGTCTTGCATGGTTACTGCGTTCTTTTTTGCACCACCAAAGTTTTGTGCGGTTATGCCTCCGTGCTCGTTTTTTCCGGATGTTCTGTTACCTGTGTTTACACCTTCTTCGATTGCATTTCCTGCTTTTTCTCCGATTTCGGATAGTGCTTTTTGCAATCCTAGTGGTGTCATGTTTGTACTGCTTAACATCTGGTTCCAGCTTTGTGCGGCGTTGTACCAATCACTTTGTGACCAACTTTCACTGCTGTACGAGTTTGGCACAAATCCGCTTGCTCTGCTTACTCCCAGCGCGCTTGACGATGGTGCGCCCATGCTTGCGCCTGAAATCGTTCCTGCGCTACCTCCCGGCGTGCTTGCACCGCCGTTCTGGAATGCCAATATAGGATTAAGGCCTGCTTTTTTCATGTCCTCAACTGCCCTCTGATAGGCTGTATTTGACATGTGTTCTTGCCATTCTCGATTTTTCATGGCTTCTGTGCTGTTGAAATTCATTGCTGTTGCGTTTTCGATGTGGTTATATACGCCCTGCATGATTGCTCCCAATGTGTTATAGCCCATCTGTTCCAGCATTGATTTCTGGTTAAATTGACTTTGTCTCTGTCCTTCTGCGTTCTGATATTGGTATGCTCCTTTTAGATACTGCATTACCTGTTCGTCATTCGTTCCGGACTTGCTCATGCTTTGGCTTTGTCCACCGCCTTGCTGTGTACTTCCGCCTTGACT